GGCTCCAGCACCCGTTATAGAACTCTCAGCACAGGTATTACCTATGTCAAAGCCCGTAGAATCTAAGTCTGGTAATCGTATTGCTAATGTTGTAACAGAACTTGAGATGGAAGACTTAGTGCCTGTCAAATATGACAACTATGTTCCTTTTGGCAACTTTGAGGATGTGTTGTCAATCATACAATCAAAACAGTTCTTCCCTGTCTTTGTCACTGGTCCTTCTGGCAACGGTAAAACAATGTCAATCGAACAGGCTTGTGCCAAAGCAAAACGCAAATTCGTTTGCGTATCAATGACACCAGATACCGATGAGGGTGATCTGCTTGGTAACTATGTTCTGATTAACGGTCAGATGGAATGGCGTGATGGTCCAGTTACTCTTGCGGCCCGTCAAGGTGCTGTACTCTGTATTGATGAGATTGACTACGGTTCAAATAATCTTTCATGCCTACAACGTGTATTTGAAGGTAAACCATTCTTGCTAAAGAAAAAGAATGAGTTAATCACACCAGCACCCGGCTTTACAGTGTTTGCTACTGCAAATACAAAAGGTAAAGGTTCAGAAGATGGTCGCTATATGTTTACCAATGTTCTGAATGAAGCGTTCCTTGAACGTTTCCCAAATACATTCGAACAAGAATGGGCACCAGCATCAGTTGAGAAAAAAATTGTTGCTAAAGAATTGGAATCTGTCGGTAAAGAAGATAAAGATTTTGCAGATAAACTTGTTTCATGGGCTACAGTAATCCGTAGTACATTTGATGAGGGTGGTTGCGATGAGGTTATTTCAACACGCCGTCTGGTACATATCGTAAAGACCTACGGTATCTTCGGTAATAAATTGAAAGCGATTCAGTTCTGCTTGAATCGTTTTGATACCGATACGAAAGTTACCTTCCTTGATCTGTATACCAAAATTGATGCTGGCGTGGATCCAACAGTGCCTGCATCAGCACCAGAAGTAGCAGACCCATCGGTAGAAGTACCCTTCTAATTCACCATTACCACTCAAACCATTGACACAGGTGCAAGCCTGTGTCATAATTGTATTCTAAAGAGAGATGTATCACCTCTCGATTATTGTGTGATACTAATTATGGAGTTACATTATGTCAGTAACAAAATCTCAAAATGAAAAACTGGTTGAGTTTTTCAAATCAGGTAAAGATATCACTGAAGGTCAAGCCCGTACCCGTTTTGGTGTAGCAAATTTGCCAGCACGTATTGCTGAACTTCGTGCCGAAGGTTATAGCATCTACAAAAATAAAACCAAGAACGGTGCCACGGTTTATCGTTTGGGTACACCCAGTCGTGCAATGGTAGCAGCAGCCTATTCGTTGATGGGCGCACAAGCCTTTGCCTAAAATAGTTTGAAACTTAGCGGAGTGGAGACATATATATTGTGTGTCTCTACTCTTTTTTTATGGATAAATTATGCAAATACAAGTAAACATTGAAGAATTGAGAAAGAACAAATTGTTCATAGCAACACCGATGTATGGTGGTATGAACCACGGTCTTTATATGAAATCGTGCCTTGACTTACAAACTGTAATGATCCGTTATGGTATTGAAGTAAAGTTTTCTTTTCTTTTCAACGAATCCCTCATCACACGTGCCAGAAATTATTTGGTAGATGAATTTCTCCGCACAGACTTCACACACATGATGTTCATCGATTCGGACATTCACTTTGATCCGAATGATGTTATAGCACTGATGGCACTTGATAAAGATGTTATCGGTGGTCCTTACCCTAAGAAGTCTATCAACTGGACAAACATTGCAGAAACCGCACGTAAGAATCCAGACTTGAATCCCAAAGAACTTGAGAATCTGGTTGGTGAATATGTGTTCAACGTTGTCAAAGGCACTCAGCAATTTCAAGTTTCAGAACCATTAGAAGTTATGGAAATTGGTACTGGTCATATGATGATTAAACGAAATGTATTTGAGAAAATGGAAAAGGAATATCCATCGATCAAATACAAACCTGATCATGTTGGTCAAGCACACTTCGATGGCTCACGTTATATTCATGCCTATTTTGATACAGTCATTGATACCAAAGATTCTATAATCGGTGGTGGGTCGGAACGTTATCTGTCAGAAGATTATATGTTCTGTCAGATGTGGCGCAAGATGGGTGGTCAAATCTATCTGTGTCCATGGATGAAAACTCAGCATATCGGTTCATATGCATTCACTGGTAACATGCCAGCGGTTGCACAGTATACTGGTAGACTGTAATGGACAAGGATGCTATCAAGGCATCCCAGACAGCAACAGAAGGTGGTCGTAAGTTTGATGGTGGTAAAATTCGTTATGGTCTTTTACCACCATTAGCATTAAAAGCGACCGCAGATGTTCTGACATTCGGTGCCGAGAAATACGAACCAGATAATTGGAAACATGTTCCTGATTCAATCAATCGATACTTTGATGCCGCACAAAGACATATCTGGGCGTATCAAGAAGGTGAGGCAATTGATTTAGATTCTGGTAAACACCACCTAGCACATGCAATTTGTTGCTTGATGTTTTTGTATGAACATGATATACTATATTCTGCAAGTGAAAAACAAACTTAATTATGGAGTAACTGATGAAACTTTCCACAGAAACAATGACCTTCTTGAAAAACTTTGCCAATATCAATCAAGGCATGCTTTTCAAATCAGGCAAAACAATCCGCACTATCTCAGCACATAAAAACATTCTTGCTGAGGCTGTTATCTCAGAAGAAATACCAAAAGAATTTGGCGTATATGATTTGAATAATTTTCTTTCGGTCTTGTCTTTACACAAGGATGATCCAATCATCGAATTTGATGAGAGTAATGTTCTAATCTCTGGACTACAGGGCCGTAGCAAAATCAAATATCGATTCTGTGCTTCCAATATGATAGTTACTCCACCAGACAAGAATTTAGAATTAAATAATCCAGAAATTAAATTCGAATTTAGTGCTGAAGATTTCGATTGGGTTCTTAGGTCAGCAAGTATTCTTTCTTCACCACATGTTGCAGTTGAATCTGATGGTGCAAAAATCTTTGTTACAGCATTTGATACGCAGAATGATTCTGCACACACTGAGTCACTTGAGGTTTCAACTGGAAGTGATGCAAAGTATAAAATGGTATTTAAAACTGAAAATTTAAAAATGCTTTCTGGTGGTTATTTCGTAACAATATCATCAAAAGGTATCGCTCATTTCAAACATAAAACCCTGAATCTTCAGTATTGGATTGCTACTGAAGCAGGCTCAAAATATGAAAAGGTATAACATGGCAAAATTTAAACAATTCACCAATGCAGCAACTCAATACGTGGGTGATCCACTCACTATTAATACTGATATAATTGCATCGATATTCGAATCAATTGAAGTGGGCCCGAATGGGAATTTGAATTCGTACACTATAATTTATGGAGTAAATAATATTGATTGGCGTGTAACAGAACCTTATCAAAAGGTTCTTGATATTATAAACTCAGACTGATATACTTTATTTTTTTTATTATGATTTATGTGAAAGGTTTTCATGGAACATCTTCTGTGGACAGAAAAGTATCGCCCAAAGACAGTAGAAGATTGTATCTTGCCAGAACGATTGAAGATTCCTTTTCAGGAGTACGTCAATCAAAAGCAGATACCAAATCTTCTACTGACTGGTGGGGCGGGCGTAGGCAAGACAACGATAGCAAAAGCAATGTGCAACGAGATAGGTTGCGATTACATGGTAATCAATGGTTCTGATGAGAATGGTGTTGATGTTATTCGAGTTAAAGTAAAGAACTATGCATCATCAATGTCACTCTCTGGCGGCCGTAAAGTTATTATTATTGATGAAGCAGATTATCTTTCCCCAAATGCACAAGCATGTCTCCGTAATGCAATAGAAGAATATGCAGCCAATTGTTCATTCATCTTCACTTGTAATTATAAAGCAAAAATTATTGATCCACTACACTCACGATGTTCGGTGATTGATTTTGGTATGAAGAATGGTGAGAAGCAAAAGATGGCAAGTGCATTTTTCAAACGAATTCAATCCGTACTTGAATCTGAAAATGTGGAGTATGATGATAAGGTGATTGCTGAACTTGTGAAGAAACACTTTCCAGATTTCCGCCGAGTCATTAATGAACTTCAACGTTATGCCCAACTTGGTAAAATTGATGTAGGTATTCTTTCTCAGATTGGTGAAGTATCTATCACTCAAGTTGTGAAATTTATGAAAGATAAAGATTTCACATCCGTTCGTAAATGGGCAGCAACAACTGAGATCGATTCAACCGCTTTGTTCCGTAAGTTGTATGATAGTCTCTATGATATATTAAAACCTTCTAGTATTCCCGGCGTGGTTATAGTTCTTGCTGACTACCAATATAAGCAGGCCTTTGTTGCAGATCAAGAGATTAATCTGGTGGCATGTCTTACTGAGATTATGGCCAATGGTGAGTTCAAGTGAGTAAGCCATTTGATTATGTAAATGAGATTCTTCAGGGTAAAAAACAACTTATCGTAGATGAACTTACTGAGAAGGATTATGCACCATTCTTAACTAACCGAGCACTGTCTCTACACAAAGATTGTGTTTTGTTTGCAAATGAGATGAATCAACGCCACCATTTAGATAAAAAGATGCAGAATGACTTTTTACTAAATACTGTCAGGTCTATGAAAAGATCGTTTGCGAAGCGGGAAAAGTCGGAAAAAAATAATGATATAGAATGTATCAAGTTAGTCTACGGACTATCCGATAGTAAAGCACTTGATGCTTTGCGCCTTCTAACCAAAGAACAAATCCAACAACTAAAAAAAGAAACCTTTACAGGTGGGTTAGGAAAATGACATGGTTGATATATCTAAATTTGTTGAAGTCACCCTCGTAGAACAGGATGACTTTCTAAAAGTACGTGAAACACTAACTCGTATCGGTGTGTCATCACGCAAAGAAAAGGTACTCTATCAATCTTGCCACATTCTGCATAAGCAGGGCAAGTATTATATTGTACACTTTAAAGAACTGTTTGCTTTAGATGGTAAGTTGTCTACAATTACCGAAAATGATATTCAAAGACGAAACGCTATTGCCAATTTATTAGAAGAATGGGGATTGCTAAAGATTATGAACTATGATATAGTAGAACATAATATGGCACCAATTCACCAGATCAAGATTATTGCTTTCAAAGAAAAAGATGAATGGGAACTAATTGCTAAATATAATATAGGTAAAAAGAAATCTGATTACTAATATGGTGAATGATCATGTACAAAGCGAAAAACAATTTGGTCAAACTTGTAAATAAGTACACCAAAGAAGAAGTATTTACTAGAGATTACGATGATGTGATTAGAGAGGGTGCCAATGAATTCGTTCGGGTCTTTACTCAATCAAATCCTCAAAGAACTTATCTTGTCAATCGCACAGCGTTTGAGATTGGCAAGTAAGTCGTGATGCCTTCGGGGTCACGTATTTTTAACTTGCTTAATAGGAGAAATGTATGACACGTATTTCATTTGGACCGTTGTTCCATCAAACACTTGGCTTTGAAAACTTTATTCGTGATGTTGAGAAAATTCTTGATAGTGAAGTCAAGCAATCAACCTTCCCTCCACACAATATTATCAAAGCAGATGATAATAAGTATGTTGTAGAACTTGCTGTTGCAGGTTTTGCGAAAGATGAGATTGATATTCAAGTACAAGATGGTAACTTGACAATCAAGGGTGACAAGAAGGATAAAGATGATTCGACATACTTACATCGTGGTATCGGCACTCGATCTTTCACCAAAGTAATTACGATTGCAGACACCATTGAAGTTAGAGGTGCTGAAATCAAAGATGGTATTCTACGTGTAGGACTTGAGAACATCATTCCAGAACACAAGAAACCACGTAAGATTGAAATTGGTAATGACTTGAAAGAGTTTAAACCACAACTCTTACAAGAACAAAAACAAGCAGCATAAAAAGTGGGGCGCAATGCCCCACTTATTGAAAGGTATATAATGGATAGAAATTTAGAATCATATCTCAAAATTTTTAAGGTACTTTCTGAAGAAGATTGTATTAGGACTGTCAATGCCCTGGAAGAAAAAGATAAAGAATTCGAGATACATCGATTCTATAATTCACGTGATGGTTCACATAAATCATATGAAAATGAACTTTCAGTAACAAGTTGTGAAATTGAAACAAAAGATTTGATCATGAAAGAGATATGGAATACTATTCATCAGTATTTGGATAACTTTAAATTCGGATGGTTCAATGGTTGGAATGGATACTCAGAAGTTCGTTTCAATCGATATCGTACTAATACGGAAATGAAACGTCACTGTGATCATATTCATTCTTTATTTGATGGTTCCCGTAAAGGTGTTCCTTTATTAAGTATTCTTGGTTCATTGAACAATGACTACAAAGGTGGCGAACTTGTATTTTGGGACGATACTGTTGTTGAGTTAAAGGCAGGTGAGATAATGATATTTCCTTCTAACTTTTTATATCCACATGAGGTCAAACTGGTGACAGAAGGCACTAGATACTCATTTGTTTCTTGGACATGGTAATGAAATCTAATTCAAATTTTAAAATGAACAAACCATTGAAGGTGCTGTTGGCCAACATGGAACCTGAACACAAAAAAATCTATCGTGATGCTATGATATCAGCAATCATTGCACCGAAGATTGAATTCAAGAAAAAGAAAAAAGAAGAAGTTGTTGGTGAATAGTTGCGAAAGAAAATCTTTATAATGCTATATGTGATATGAGCACTTACTTTATATTATGAAAA